CGGGGGGTGCGTCGTGGGTGAAGTGGGTGTGTGACGGATTGCAACAGCCACCCACTGGGTGTGATCCACCGGCGCTATGTTCTGCGCAGCCCAGAAGCCGGATAGCTGAGGCCCGGATCCTCCCGCTGACGACAAGGGTCAGCCACCACCCACAAGCCGGATGCAGGGGCCGGATCCTCCCACCAGCGACAAGGGCTGGTCGCCTCGGGGGTCGGGCGTCACCTGACCCCAACGATTCCATCGCCGCTCGTGTAACGAGTTGTGACATGCACCGGCGCGGCGCCATGCCGCGGCTCTACCTTGGGCCAATCGGCAGGCCGAGCGCGCCGCC